ATCACGCCTTTAATGCGTATTTCCCCCAAGGATGGGAGAATCATCCCTTCAATGGATTAAAAGACGGACCAAAGAGTGTAGAATACATTCACACAAAAGGACCTTGGAATCAATACCAACGTGCCCATGTTAAAAAAGTCGTAGAAACTCTTGAACCTTATAATAATGTAATCTATGAGGTTGGAAATGAACTTCATAGATATAGTGTTTCTTGGTTTCAGAAGAAAGTCATCTCCTGGGTCAAGAAGTGGACTGATAAACCAGTTGGTGCTTCTTATGCATCAAGAGTAAAACCTTCTGCCGGTAGAACTCAGGATTGGTTGACCCGTGTGGATGCCGACTGGATCGCCCCCTCAGGACCCTCCAGAATCGCCAGATTCAGGGGTCCGCAGGTTTTGGACACCGACCATGCCTGGGCACTCACCAGCAACGTTACAGGTCTTCGTAGGGCGTGGTCAGAGGGTAGAAACCTTTGGGTCATGGATGGTCTTACTGGAACTATACTAAAAAATCGTGATAACCTACAACCAGATCGAGATTTGATTACCGGGTTGATTTCTTGACCTCTTTGTGCTACTATAAAACATTATTGTCTATTATAACTATGAAATTTACTGTATATTCAAAAAATGGTTGTCCTTATTGTGTAAAAATTAAAGATGTTTTAACTTTGTGTAATCAATCTTTTGTTGTTTATAAGTTAAATACTGATTTTACTAAAGAAGAATTTTATAATGAATTTGGTAGAAGTGCAACTTTCCCACAAGTTGTCTGTGATGAACAAAAATTGGGAGGTTGTAATGACACAATTAAATTCCTAAAAGAACAGAAAATTGTTTAATGACACACCTAAATAAAAATATCCAGGTTAATCGTGGACTTGAATTGTTTCTTAATGGAGGAAAAAGAAAGCAACCAAAAACCTACCATGTCAATTTAAAAAAGGTGGTTAGCTTTCTAAAAAGGGAGGTTACCATCAATTTTGAATTTTCTCTTAATATTAAGAAAAATAAGTAGTTTCCCGAGGAAGAACAATGTTAGCAACAAGTTTAGTATTTGGTTCATTTTTAACAGTATTGTTTTTTATAGTTGGAATTATAGGTGGTTGGGTTGCTAGAGAATATATGATGAATTATAGAGAAATCCCTGTAATGCATCCTGAGATGTATGATATAAATGGGAATGTTATACCAGACGAAATTTTAGCCGTGAGGTTTGAAAACGATTATGACTACGAAGACGACAGCGAAGAAGACTGAAACTAAACCAAGAGCAAATACTTCTACAAAAAAAACACCAGCTACTGTAGTGGAACTTCCAGCAAATCCTTTTGCATTTGAAGTTCTTGCTCTTGTATCAAAGCAAAGAACTAAGGAAAAAAAAGTTGAAGTTCTTAAAAAATATGAACATCCATCCTTAAAATCGATTTTTATTTGGAATTTTAATGAATCTATTCAATCTTGTTTGCCTGAAGGTGATGTTCCTTATGCATCTGCAGATCAGCAAACATCTTTTAGTGGAACTTTAAGTGAAAAAATTGAAGATTCTGTGAGTAAGATGGATGAATTAAAATCACATTCTCTTGGAACTGCTAGTGAAGTTGGCCGTCAAGTTACTACCATTCGTAAAGAATATCCTAAATTTTATAATTATGTTAATGGTGGAAATGACTCACTATCAAAATTAAAAAAAGAAACAATGTTTATTAATCTTCTAGAAGGATTACATCCTCTTGAAGCTGAAATTTTAATTCTTGTTAAAGATAAAAGGCTGCAAAATAAGTATAATATTACAAAAGAAATTGTGAGTGAAGCGTATCCTGATATTGTATGGGATAATCGTAGTCGCTGATCTTATAAATTTATTATGGGAAATAAAAAAATGAACGCCGAAAAAGAAATGCAAGTAGAAAATTCTGAAATAATCAATGAAGATTTTTCTGCTCCTATTTGGACTAAAGAAGAAAAAGAACTTTCAAAAACACTTTATGGTTGTGAAATTATACAAGAGAAGTGTACCAAACTACAGTTAAAAAATACACAACTTCCTAGCGATACATATATTATCTCTTATTATCAAAATGGATCTCTTTTTCACGACTTAGTTAGGGGCAAAAGAGTTCGTATTTTTGATATGTATTATGATAAGATTGGTAATTGTATCCACAACATTGATTTTGGATACGGAAGAATTAGTCCTAAACTTTGGGGATATCAAGCACCAAAATCTAAAAAAAGAAAATAATCGAAAATGGGTAAGCACTATTTACTTAACTTATATGGGTGCTCATTCGTTCTTTTAAACGATGAGCACCTTCTTATTGATTTGCTGGAGAATGCTGCTGCAGCAAGTGGAGCTACAGTGTGCCAAACAATATCAAAAAAGTTTGATCCACAAGGAGTTACGGTATTGTGCTTACTTTCAGAAAGTCACATTAGTATTCACACTTGGCCTGAAGAAGGTAAAGCGGCAGTAGATGTTTATACCTGTGGTGATTGTAATCCAAAGATTGGGTGCGATATAATCATCCATCAACTTTGTTCCACAAACCACACTCTGAGCTACATTGAAAGGTAAAATCAAAATTGACTTTTTATTTTAAAAATAGGCGAAAAAATTTTTTGGAAATTTTTTCGGTCCTTAAGATTTTAAAAAATGTAACAAATGTTACAAAAATACTTGTCTATATATGATATTAGGGGTATAATACCCATCTATCGTTCATCTGCTATTTGCAAATAGCGAATAGAGACGGAAGTACCGAAAGGGAAGGAACGCAAATTTACTCATTTAGTAAAGGAGCAACCTTATGAAAATCACTTTCGTACAATACTTAAAAGAAAAGGATAAAAGGCAGAAAAAACTTCACAACGCCGAAATTAATATGGCTAAAAAGCCACAAGTGGCGTGATTAGTGAAGACTATTACCATGAAGAAAATATTGATGGAAGAGAACCTGCTTGTTATCTTTTAACATATAGGGGTCAAAATTATTGGCACTGCTATGGTATTCATTTAGTTGAGTGGTTTGAGCAAATTTATGACAAAAACCTTGAGGGGGGTTGACTTCCCCCCTTTTTTTGTGTATGATGGTCAAGTGAGAAATTGAGGTATGGACCAAGAAAAATTAAAACTCATTATCAGATCTATGGAACTTCTTCTTGATTCTTTGAAGGTGGAGATTTATGGGAAAAACAATCATATGACATTTGATGATGTTGAATATTATGAGGAAGAAGATGATCATTATGATTGGGGGCAGTGATGACAAGAAGAAATAAATTAGTAAAGATTCTCAAAAGATTGTTGAAACAAGAGCATCTTTTTTCACCTGAAAAACTTCGGGAAATGAAAGTCCAACTGAGACAGTTGGAGGAAGAATTATCCACACTAGAACAAAAAACATCAAAAGGATTTGGAAAATATGAAACCTGTAAAAGCAAAAGATCTTCTTGAACTAGATCCTCGTCTTCAAGTTGTAAAACTCCAAAGCTATCCTATTCCAGAGCAAGTTATCTACCAAGCAGGTAAAAACGATTACTCTGAGATTCCAATTCACGACCAAGAAATTCCTTCTCCACAAAAATGTGGTGAGTGGATTGTAGAGCAACTTCTTGCAAATGAACGTGGTCATTATGGACCTTTAGAGCATCCAGGCATTACATTTTCAGTTTCTGGATATGTTCATAATGTTGCGATGCAAGCAAGAACTCATCGTGTTGGTGTAAGTTTTGATGTGCAGTCACAACGATACACTGGAAGGAGAGTTATCAAAGTTGCTAAGAATGAACTTCCAGTTGATGATGTGTTCTACATTCGCCCTCCAGGGTACTACACCAACCGTAAGGGTAAAAAGTATGAATGGACTCTTTCGGACTATAATGACGAGCTGGACTTCATCTATGAAGGATGTAAGAGGTATGCTGCAAAGTATGAAAGGGGTATGTGTGAAGAACACATTCGTGACTATCTTGCCCAAGCAATTCGTCAGAATTTTGTAGTTTCATTCAATCTTCGTTCTGTTCTGCACCTTCTTGATCTTCGTGCTAAAATGGATGCTCAACTTGAAATCCAGGCACTCTGCGAACAGATTGCCCCAGAACTAGAGAAGTGGGCACCAAATGTGTGGAGATACTATGAGGAAAAACGCTTACATCGTGCTCGTTTAAGTCCATAAATAATTTTGTTCGTATATCCTGACATTTGCGTAATTTCTAATAATGGCAACTTATCCTGTAATTAATAAAGTAACTGGTGAGCAAAAGGAAATAGTTCTTAGTGTTCATGACTGGGACCAGTGGAAAAAAGACAATCCTGACTGGGATCGGGATTGGTCAGACCCTTCAACTTGCCCAGGTTCTGGAGAGGTTGGCGATTGGCAAAACAAGCTAATTGCCAAAAATCCTGGATGGAATGATGTTTTAGGACGTGCGGCAAAAATGCCTGGTTCAAGAGTAAAGAAAATCTAGTATGGCAAGAAAAAGAAGAGCAGAACAACCAATTGGAATTGGACTTACAGCAAAGCAAATGAAGAGGAAAAAACCTCTCAATTATGATTTTCTGATAGATATCGACCCTCTTACAGAAAATCAAAAGAAGTTTTTTTCGTCGTTTAAAGAGGGAAAATCAATTGTCGCTTATGGATGTGCGGGTACAGGTAAAACATTTATAACTCTGTATAACGCACTCAAAGAAGTTCTTAATGAAAGGAGTCCATATGAAAAGGTTTATATTGTTCGTTCTTTAGTTCCTACTAGAGAAATTGGTTTCCTTCCTGGCGACCATGATGACAAGTCAGCACTTTATCAAATTCCATACAAGAATATGGTGAAGTACATGTTTGAAATGGCATCAGATTCGGATTTTGAAATGCTTTATGGAAATCTTTGTGCTCAAGATACAATCAAATTCTGGAGCACTTCATTCCTAAGAGGTGTTACATTAGACAATGCTATTATTATTGTTGATGAATTTCAAAACTTGAATTTTCATGAACTTGATAGTATAATGACAAGGGTTGGAGACAACTCAAAGATTATGTTCTGTGGGGATGCTACTCAAACAGATTTAATCAAAACGAATGAGAAAAACGGCATAGTTGATTTTATGAAAATTCTAAGAAATATGTCATCCGTTGACATTGTTGAATTTGGAATTGATGATATTGTCCGCTCTGGATTCGTTAAAGAATATATTATTTCAAAACTAGAAGTAGGTATGTAATGTTTCAACATGTTAATATTTCTCTTCCCCAACTTGAGAGAGAAACCATTGATGGAGTTCGGTATTATAAAGTTCCCTTTGAAGAAGGTATTTTAAAATTATTTTCTATTACTTCAGTTACTAGTCATTTTAATAAACATATTTTTGAGAACTGGAGAAAAAAAGTTGGGGAAGAGGAGGCCAACAGAGTAACTAAGCAAGCAACCAGTCGTGGTACTGATATGCACACACTGGTTGAACATTATCTCCAAAATATGGATTATACTTCTCAAGTGCTTCCAATTTCTAAATTTCTCTTTCAAATTTTAAAACCGGAATTAAAAAAGATAAATAATATTCATGCCCTTGAAAGATCTATGTATAGTAGAGAATTGGGCATTGCTGGAACAGTTGATTGTATTGCAGAATATAATGGTGAACTGGCAATCATTGACTTTAAAACTTCAAAAAAACCAAAGCCAAGGGCTTGGGTAGATCATTATTTTGTTCAATGTATGGCATATGCCTGTATGCTATATGAACTTACTGGAATTAAAGTCAAAAAACTTGTAATTATAATGGCATGTGAAAATGGAGAATCAATTGTTTATGAGGAATATGACAAATCAAAATATTTCAGAGAACTCACCAAGTATATTAGAAAGTTTGTTAGAGATAAATTGGAACTCTATGGAGAATCACAAAGAAGATAATGTAAATATTGAAAAGGCTATACAAAATAAATTTTTAACACCCACAAAATTTGCCCTTGAAATAGAAAAAATTGTCGCAGAGGAAAATGTAAATTATATTGACGCAATAATTAGTTATTGTGAATATAATAATTTAGAAATAGACTCTGTAACTAAACTTGTCTCTAAACCATTAAAAGAGCGTTTAAAGTGGGATGCAGTTAGACTAAATTTTATTAAAAAAACTACCCGTGCAAAACTTCCCCTTTGATTGAATGGTTAAAGTGACACCTTTTGAAACATATCAAACATATTTGTCATTGAAAAGTCACTTTACAAATAAAAAGTATGACTTTTTTAAATATGGTGGCAAGTCTAGGGCTACCGTAACTTCCTTTAATAAAAGGCGTGACAAATACTTTTTTGAAAAAACGAGTAGAAAAATGGGCGATGAGCAAATCATTGAATACTTTGTATCCAATTTTGTTGCATCCGATAATCCTTCCAATTTATGGATTGGGGAGATTATAAATTCTGGAGAACAAAATTATACTGCATGGAAAAAAAGAAAACAAAGCATGTCTTATATCTTTAAGCAAGAAACAGAAAATTTACTTTCTTTTTCTGATATTAGAGAAATATTTGAATATTCATCTGGACATCCTAAAGTATTAAAAAGATTTTTAGCAGGTGATCTTTCGCCAGAAACTTTAGTAATTTTTGAAAGAATATTGAAATTTAGTGAAATTTATGATAAAAATCTTTTAGATCCTGCTTGGGAAACAGTAAGTTTAAAAATAAAAAAATATTCATCCTTCCTAAATATTGATGTGTTACAGTACAGAAAAATTCTGAGGGAAATTATAAATGCCTGATTTCTTTGATTCTGATATTATCCAAAATGAACTGAAGAACATTAATAGTCTTCAAGAAGACATTTATAAGAGTGTATTAAATTTTGGGTATATGAATCGTGAAGATAAACTGAAACACATTGAAAAATTAAATATTTTAATTGAAAAACAAAAAATTATGTATACTCGCCTTTCACTTTCTGATGACCCAAAGGCATTAGAAATGAAAGAGAATATACGGAAATCAATTTCTATTATGGGGTTCTCCCCAGACACAAACATTAACATATTATTTGATAGTATGAAGAAGACGATTAATTCTCTCAAGGAATATCTTGGTTGACAACTGATCCAAAATCTACTATACTATCCAAGTAATCTAACAAATCCATTTTATCCGAGGTATCTAATGTCCTTTTCCGATCTTAAAAAGCAATCCAAACTTGGTTCACTGACTGAAAAACTTGTGAAGCAAGTTGAAAAAATGAATAATTCTTCTGGTGCTGCAGATGACCGTCTTTGGAAACTAGAGTGTGACAAAGCTGGAAACGGTTTTGCAGTCATTCGCTTCTTACCAGCACCAGAGGGTGAGGATATGCCGTTTGTCAAGACTTATTCTCACGCTTTTCAAGGAACTGGTGGTTGGCTAATTGATAACTGCCTTACCACTCTCAATCAAAAGTGTCCTGTTTGTGAGCACAATTCTTCTCTTTGGAACTCTGGAATTGATGCAAACAAAGAAATTGCAAGAAAGCAAAAGCGTAAACTGTCTTATATTTCCAACATCTATGTTGTGAAAGACTCAGCAAATCCTGAAAACGAAGGTAAAGTCTTCCTGTTTAAGTATGGTAAGAAAATCTTTGATAAGATTCTAGAAGCAATGAATCCCGAGTTTGAAGACGATGCAAAAATTGATCCTTTTGATTTTTGGACTGGTGCTGATTTTAAACTAAAGGCAAAGAATGTTGCTGGTTATCGTAACTATGATTCTTCTTCTTTTGCACCAATGTCAGTTCTTCATGGAGATGATGAAGTTCTAGAAGCAATTTGGAAAAAACAGTATTCTCTAAACGAATTTGTTGATCCAACCAACTTTAAATCATATGAAGACCTTAAGAAACGTCTAGATAATGTTCTAGGTATTCAAGGTTCCACCTCCCGTCCTCGCCTTGACCTTGAAGTACAAGATGAAGATGAAGGTTCCGCCCCTCCTCTGACTGATGATTTTCGTAGTGAACTTAACAGTCTCAGTTCAAAATCATATTCTTCAAGTTCTTTTGACGATGATGAAGATGATGATGAACTCTCAAAGCGGTTTGCTAGTCTAATGGACGACTAATTATTTTAACCTCCCTTTAAGGGAGGTTTTTTTTATGCCAATCTATTTACAATAATTTCTGTTGGAGATGGTCTTTTAAAATTACTTCCATATACAATATTAGTTCTCGTATTTTCGGTGCGAATAATATCATTACCATTTTCATCATCAACTAATTGTGAAGACTTTTTGTATCGCATAATACTTCTAGTGTCGCGTAAAAATTCTTGCAGATACCTTGGCTTTAAAACATAAATTGATCTTTTTTCGTTATTTAAATTTATTTCATGAGTATAATTTGTTATTGCTGCAAGTAAATTTGTATTGGTAATATAGTCATTTTTAGAGTCATCAAAATATGTCATGTAAGAAATTTCATTAGAATTTATGTTGACATTTATTGTAGTTGTTATTCCTGGATTAGTTTTATCTACAACTATATTAATTGTAAAAGTTTTCAAATAACCATCTATAGCAATATATTCTATTTTATCATTTACTGATGCCACATCATTTGTGAAAGAGAGATCTTGTAGTTTTGAAATGTCTAATTGATATGTCCAAGTTCCACCATAACCAACTTCGCTAGATTCTTCAATGATAACATTTCCATACTTTAAATCTTCAGAAAAGGTACTTATGTTGTGAATATATAAATTTCCTTTCACTATATTTTGTTCTTCAATAACACCAATATTGGGATAGCTAAAAAATAGTACCGGATTTATTTCACCTTCGTATGATGGCTGGGGAATCTGTAATATTTTACTAGCCACTTTTCCAGCATCTAATATTACTCTACCTTCAGAATCTTTTTGTTCATTTGTGATATAATGATGTACCCCGTAAAGTTCATCGCCATATTTTTCATATGAATATCTATAAACATCATTGTCTGATATTGGCCATTCATCTCTTACATTAATTATTCCAGCAGTAATCAAAACTACCCAATCATATTGTGGACTTCCATATAATTCTTCGGCAACATTATCCGGCCTATATCCATCAGGTATTTGATATTTGTCAAATACCAATAATGGATTTGCAATATCTTCTCTTAACTTTGCTCTTCTAAAGATATTTTTTGCCCTTACATATTCATCAGAATTTTGTCTGTCCGTCAAAAACGACAAGTATTCTATATCCGGGATTTCTCTAAAGTATGACATTAGTAGCTAATTGAGGTTGAAGTGTCTTCTGCGTAATCTTCTCTGTATATTGGAGTTAGTTCTTGGAATTCTAAACTTAACGTCATTGTTACTGGAGTTGCGTCATTATATGTCGCATAGCCTTCAGGGCTTAAGTCAAGTGAAAGACCTTTCAATGCACATAATTTAAATTTATTCAGAAATGGGTGTGCGGCTTTTCCTTTTTTATATTCAATTTCAAATAAATTTGGGGCACTTAAAAATATACCACTCGCTGAAGTAGCTGCATTTCTAGCTGGAGACATATTTTGTTTTAGAGTTTTTATAATGGCTTTAATTACATCAGATTCTCTTTTATTTCTAGGTGCTAAATTGAAATTAAACATATGGGATCCTCTAAGATCAATTCCATTGAATGTTAATTCTACATTTTGATTAAATGCAATCCCTCTTGTTCTTGATAGCACTTGTGCCGTTGATGGGGCATTTTCTCCTAATAATGCTTTTACTGCTTCATTAGCTATTCCTTCTTGTATGGTATTGATTGTAGATCCAGTTTGCAATGTTGATGTAGCACTATTAACAACTGATGATAAACTCTTCATAAGGCCTTCAGCACCTCCACCAACTGTTGCACTAGCTACTCCACCAGTAGCCGCTGCAAGGGCATTCATAGTACTTCCAGTCCAGTCTGCTGATAATGTGTTTCCTGGAAGATTTTGGGGCATTGGTAAAATTATTGTTTCTATCAAAGAACCTTTTCCTTGTGGAGAAGGGGAAAATGGGGAAGAACCTGATCCAGTAGCTGCTCCACCCGGCTTATATTCATAAATTGATATACTAAACCAATCATCCGATTCTTCTAACTTTTTTTGTGGATATTTTAATGCCATTTCTAATGGTGGTTTAAAAGTATTTATCTACTAATTTGAAATTTTCCGTATGGTAAAGTGCGAAGATCATTTAATTCTATAGATCTCACTGTATATAAATTTCCAATAACTTCATTCCAAGTGTATTGTCTTACTCTTCCCCAATGATAATTTATTCCTCTAAACCCCCATTGAAAAACGCCAGTTACAGCAACTAATGGATGGGCATCATATTGTATGTTGCTTGTTTTGGGTGAGTATATAAATGTGTAAAATTTTCCAATATCTGGAACTGGAGTAACTTCATCTTTTAATGCATCCATTATTTCCAACATTAAATCATCTGGATCTTCTATACCAATTAGTGGATTTAGAATTGGTGCAATTCTATTTTTACTATTGTAAATAATCCCTTGGTTTTTTTCTTTTCTTTGTTTTAATGTTTTTCTTGGCATTAATTAATACCTAACTCATCTTCTGTAAGAATTTTAAATTCCCAATTTCTATCTTTACAATATTCCTTTGCAGATTCCCATTTTGCCATGTTTTTTGCATATTCATAAACTTCCCTAATATATCCTTTAGTTTGTCTTTTAGGAACCTTTGGCTTTACTGTCTGTTTTTTTGGTTTAACTTCAATTAAGTATTTTTTAATATTTCCATTATTTTCTTGTACCTTAATATAAAAATCTGGAAAATATCTATGTATTTTTCCATCAACAGGGGATCTATATGGCAAAGCAAGTTCTTCACTTCCCCATTCAAGTACATTTGCATTAGTATCACAGTAAACCATAAACTTTCGTTCCCATAAAGAGCGATAGATTATGTTGGTTGGGTCACCTTTGTATTTTTTTGGAAATGAAGGTTTGTATTTTCCTTTATATGCCATTATACATATTATAGATTCCATAGTAGTATTTAGAAATGCCTCAGGGACCAGGCCCATTTGAATGGGAAAAGAATAAAAACACTAGTGAGTGGGAAGCAAAGGAATTAGAGCCAGAAAAATATGATGGACGGAAGACAATTAGTGATTTTGCTCCTTTATTCAGAAATTTAGCTCAAACATCTCATTATGAAGTGAAGTTTGGTGGTCTACCTTTAGGACTGACAACATTTTTGGCGGCAAGGGGGGTTGATAGTGATTTCATTACTGATGATTTTGGATTATTATGTACTGATGCTTATATCCCAACTTCTTATCTTATGACTAGTACTGTTAGGGGAAATTATACTGGAATGATTGAAAAATTTGCCCAAGCTAGAAATTATGGAGAAAATTTATCTCTAACTTTTTATGTAGATAGAAACTATAAATCTATAATGCTTTTGGAATCTTGGATTGAATATATTTCTAGTGGTTCTTATACTTCAACAAACTCTTCAATAATAACTCAGCCTGGATATTTTTCTAGAATTCAATATCCTGATGATTATAAAAGCGATAAGAGTTCTATAACAAAATTCGATAAAGATTATAAAAAACTATTGACGTATACTTTTATCGGATTATTTCCTTCGCAAATGGATCCAATTACAGTATCTTATAATGAGTCTCAAATATTAAAAGTGTCAGCAACATTTTCATATGATAGATATATTGTGACGCCTGTTGGATAATTGCCCTATAAATATAAAACAGTTATTGATTTAAATATGCCATTACCTAAAATTGCAACTCCAACTTATGAGTTGACTTTACCATCAACTAAAAAAACAATAAAATTTAGACCTTTTTTAGTTAAAGAAGAAAAAATTCTAATTATTGCTCAAGAGTCCGAAGACCTTAAACAAATTAATAATGCAATCAAAAATGTAATATCTAATTGCATTTTAACTAGGGGAGTTAAAGTTGATAATTTAGCAACTTTTGATATTGAATATTTGTTTTTAAATATTCGTGGAAAATCTGTTGGAGAATCTGTAGAGGTTCTAATTACTTGCCCTGATGATGGAGAAACCAAAGTTCCTGTTGAAATTAATTTAGACGATATTAAGGTAAAAATTGA